GATTCAAAAGTCCATCTAGCTGATAGCTTTCTGGATTTTGCTTCTACGGTTTGCTTTAAGACTTGAATATTTAATCTGTTGCCAGGTGCACCTTCAAGTGAAGCAGTTGCGGCCGCTTTCGCGTTCGCATTTGCTAATTCGTTACCTGAATATGCGTTAGCAATATTAAATGGTGATAATGCTTCATCACCTGCTGTGATGCCTGCTGTTGTGTTTGCATCAGCATATCGTACTCTCAAAGTATGGATTTGACCAACTGGACCAGTCATAGGTTGTACACCTACGATCTCGTTTGCAATTACAGTTGGCATAACACGTCTGATAACTGGCAGAATGACTCTGTTAAGAGTTGCTACGTTACCGGCACTAGTTGCGCCTGCTGTTGCTTGTTCTGACAAGTATTTGCGTGTATTTTCTAGAGTTACATCCATCACTTTTGATTTGGTACCTTTTAAACCTTCCATTAAGGCGGTTTTTGTTTGGGCCCATTTATTTTCAATTAGTGTATTCGACATTTTTTTCTCCTAAATACCTGCTAATTTTCGCATCTGTTCGATGCCTGTATCATCCTCAATACTTGCTTTGTTACCAGTAACAGCACTTCTACCTTCTGCTAAGATTTTACTCTTTGCTTTAGTTTCGTTGTCCATAACTGCTGGCAAATACTTGCTGAAAGATTCTTTCAACTTTTTGGTTTCCACAGTTTGAAGTAAATCCTGCATCACTTCTTTTTTATCACCGCTTAATGGTGACATGATTTGATCCATTACTTTACTTCGTTCCAATTGATCTTTAGCCACTTCTGCTTCTGCTTCTTTGGCTTCAATCACTTTGTCTTTTTCTTCAAGAGTTTTGTTGGCTGATTCCAACTCCTCTTGCTTCGCTGTCATTTTTTTGATTAGTTTGTTTACTTCGCCCTTTTCATTCAAATAACTGCTGGTATATTCACTTGCGAATGCTTCAAACATACGTCTTCCAAAGTTATTTTCTCTAGAAGCAGTAATATCTTCTTTCAATTGAGCAAGTTCTTTTCTAAGAACTGCTTCAACTGTAGTTTCAACTACTTTTGCGGATTTTTTCACAAAGTTCTGTTTTAATTCAGCAAATTTCTTTTTAGCTTCAGAGATAAGTTTAACTTTAGTTTCAATAACGTCTTTCTTATCTTGATCAAATTCTTTGATCTCTTCTGCTAGTTTAGTAACAATAAATTCTTCGAGTTTAGCGAAGTTTTCTGCTACTGCAACTTTATTTGCATTCATTGTTTTGATTTCTTTGCTTAATCTTTCCAATACGAATTTTTTTAGCAAACTGGAATGTTCTCCAATTGACTTTTTATAGTTCACACGTTCTTTAGCGAGCATTTTTTTATCCTCTTTAAATTCCGCGATCTCTTTAGCAAGTCCTTCTTTGACCATTTTATCAAGTGATTCAACCATTACGCCTTTGTCGTGCTCGTATCGTTTTGCGAATTCGGCACGAAGTTCAGCTTCAATTGTGTCTCGAGTTTCTTTAAGTTTAGAATCCCAAGCTTCTTCGATAGCTTTTTTAGTGTCTCCAGTGATTACATTGCTGTTTATCAATGGTTCTAATGCTTCTAACATAATGTTTTCTCTCCTCTACTTAATCTTGAGGTCTTTTATTAATCTCGATACCCCGTCTCTAAGGTATCTCTGCGCCGCAGAATCCTGCGATACAGATTGCGCCACGTTCCACACTTGCTGTCCACCACGCATATTCATGAGTCCTTCATAAATTGGCGTAGGATAGGCATTTGGTGCAGATGGTTGCGCCACAACATCGACGGTAATGATCTCAAAATCACTAACTTCGCCTGTTGACTCGTTAACGTTACCAGAGCCTCTACTTGAAACACCAAGTTTTACTCCAGAATTTAACATTGTTTCTACTAACTTACCCATTGGGGTCGGTAAGACCTTCATTTTACCGAAACCGTTGGATCCGTCCATCCACATATCTGTAACCATGTGTGATACACGATCCAGATTTACTTTTAAATCTTCGGGATGGTCTACTTCACCAAGCACAGAGTAGCCTCCTTGAATCTGATCTTTCAAAGTTTTAGTGGCTTTTGCTATTTCATTAACAGGATATATTCTTTCGTTGGCGTTTTTAACACCACCTTGAATACAAATCCCTTTAAGATATAGGTCTTTGCCATCTTTACCATCAGTTTCAAGTACTAATCCTGCTTGGTCAAATGTAAGATTCTCTTTTAGATGTAGCATATTCGCTCCTTATCTATAAAACTTATTACTTGCCAGGACCTACTGGTGATTTGGCAGACGCATCTCCCTTATCATCTTTAGGTTTTGGTGCTGGGGAAGTCATAGATTTGCTTGTTCCACCTGGTCTGTTAGCATATTTTTCGCTACTTGATTCAGATTTTGGTGTTGCTCCACCTTTTTCTTCAGAACTACCTTTGGCAATATTAGCCGCTGTTCCACCCATATCGTTTTTACCGGCTACTGGTGATTTTTTTGCTCCACCATCGTCGTCTCCACTCATATCGGCTTTAACCATTTCTGAATATTCTTTCAAATGTTCTTCAACAGTTTGTGCTTTATCACCTGTTTTTTCTTTACCTTCGAATGGGCGTCTTACAGCTTCTTCTTCAGGAGCAGGAAATTCCATTTCTGGTTCTGCTTCTGGATCTGCTTCTGGGTCTATTTCAACGTCTAATTCTGGTTCACCATTTTCGTCGTCTCCATATTCATCATCGCCATTCATTGCGGCAAATTCTGCTTTTAATTCGTCTAAAGCATCTTCAAGATCTAAGACTTTATCTTCTAATTCATCTTGAGTCATATCTTCTTCTGCTTGTACTGGCTCTCCACCAACTTGATCAGCAGTAATATCAGCAACTAGATCATCAGTAGCATCGCCACCAATTGTTTCTATTGCTTCAGTTTCGTCAACTTTTTTATCTTCATCCGCTTTGGGATCTTTTTTTTCGTCAACTTCTTCTTTTGACTCATCTTCTTTTTTAGTTTCATCGACTTCTTTGTCTTCATCCGCTTTTGGATCTGCTTTTTCATCAACTTCTTCTTTTGACTCATCTTCTTTTTTAGTTTCGTCAACTTCTTTGTCTTCTTCTTTCTTTTCTTCAATTGTTTCAGTTTCAGCATCATTAGATACTAATTCTTCATATATTTCTCTGGATTTATCGACAACGATTTCATGGAATAAATCTTCCGCTTTCGCTTTTTCTTCGTTCACCAATAAGTCTAGTAATTTTTCAAACTTCTCTGACATTTGGGTACTCCTTATTCGTTACTATTGGCCATAGTTTGTGTAATATAATTATAATCTTTACACATAAAATCGATAATATTGGTGTTTTTTTCGATTTTTTATTATTTTATCGGGTTTTTTCCCAATGTTGCATTAACATAGCCAAGTCTTCATAATATATCATACTTAGGTTTTCAACGTCTTTAAGTTTCTTAGGAACAAAACGAAATTCATTAACATCTTTAGAACATATACGTACAAATTTTGTATTTGGCCTTGATTGACAATTTCTTTTCATTTGATTTTCCCAATTTCCGGAAAATGTTGCTTCTCTTTTTGCTTCTCTGTAATTTGGTGTACCTTTATACATATTGTTCATTCTTAATTTAGTTTTTCCTTCATATTCTACACCACAAAAATCCATACCAAGTATGAATACTTCGTCAAACTCTTTTTGAATTGCAAGCCATACTGCTGTTGGTCCAGAACTCCATCCTTTATCTTCTTTAAATCGTTTAAAATATTGGTGTTTAATTTGAGTGCGTGGATATGTCCAAATTTCTGAGTCATCATATCCAGAATCTCCTATTTCATTCATCATTTTAATGTCTACACCTACTAGGTAATCAAGTTTAGGCTTGTCTCTATAAACTGCATTGATACCAATTACTGTGCCATACGGCCATAATGTGTTAATGTCAAAGTTCTTACGACTTTCGCCGTTAGCGATTACAAAACAACGTCTCATTTAATGTATGTATAATTGTTATTAGATGGTTGGTACTTCTTCTGTAGGTGTGGCATACATGGTCTGAACTGTTTCAAGTTCTTTTGTGTATTCACGTTTCTTGGATTCTTGTTCTTTTCTAATTGAGTTAATTTGTTCTAACGTTAATTTTGTTTTTCTAAGGTCGTCAAAACGTATAATACTGTCGTCTTTGCTGGCGGCATAACGTTCATCCATAATATCAAACATTTCCTTTAAGAACATAATGTATTTATAGTCCTGGAGTATCTGGAGGGGCCACTGGAGGAGTCATTCCTGCACCACCTTCTGGTGGGAGACCTTCTTCTCCTGGTTCTCCTAATTCATCTGGTGCTACATCTCCTAACTCTGCTGTGCCAAGATCACCTGCAATACCACCTGGTGTAATGCCTGCTGAACGCATAGCCTCTTCGCCAGCATCTGTTTCAGTATCTTTATCGTTTTCTTCCATCCAAAGTTTTTGATTTCGTTTAATTTCGTCTTGTGTCATACCTAAGAAACGTTCCATTGTAAATCGTTTAGATAAAAACGGTGATTCTGCTAAAGATGAAAATACTTGCACTCTTGCACCGTCCATCTCTGTTTGTCTATAACTTGCAAAGTTCTGTGGTGGATTAAATTTTAGTTTAAACATACTAGAATCAACCCTAATACCTCTGTCTAAACAGAAACGTTTAAATTCTAAATCAAATGGGTCACAGATTAACGTTTGTAAACGTTCTAAATACTTGTTAAATCTTAATTCTTGAATGTATGCTGTGCCAACTCTACCATCATTGTACTGTGGATTTGCTCCATCGTCCGGTCCTGTTGGCAAATATGCCGCAGGAATTTTCAATCCTCTGTATAATTTGTTAGTAAAGTAACGCAAGTCATCAATTTCACCTAAGTTAGTGCCTCCTGGGAGTGTTTCAACTTTAGATCCTCTACCTTCTGCTGTTTGTGGAAAGAAATAATCTTCATTTGTTGATAATGGATTGTATGCGGCATCCATCATATTAGTACCACCGCCTGAAGATGACGGTAAACGTCTTTGATGTATTTCGTTTTTAACACGTTCTACAAATTGCATAGCAAGGTGACTAGGCATATTACCTACATCAATGTAAAATATTCTACGTTCTGGTGCTCTTTGTATTCTATAAATTAGAATTGCATCTTCTAATAGTTCTTTTTGCTTAAAAACCTTAAACACCTGTTCAAGAATTGATGTTCCAAATGGATAATTTTCACCAATACCTTCACTTAATGATGTATGTACAACGTGTTCTGCACCAATGGCATATTGATTTAAGTTTTCTTGGAAACGTCCTGTTCCTGATGCACCACCTGATGGTTGCATATTTGCTGATCCACCAACACCAGTGTATCCTTGATAGCCTTGATTTTGTCCTGTGGCTCCGCCTGCGTATAATGTTTGGTTAGGTACTTCGGTTGCAGTTAAGTTTTGTAAGTTAATGTTTAAATCTCTTATTACATATTGTTCTGGTTTCTTGCCTTCTGATTCGTTTACAATTACTTTGTCAACTTTAGTTGCATCAACGTGTAATAGTTCATTTGTTTCTGGGTCACGAACAAAAAATGCATCTCCATATTTGATGCAATTTCTAAAAACCCTAAATGCTCTTTTTTCTAATTTATTTAAACTTGTCCATTGTTTAAGTGCTTTACGTAATACTAATACTTCTTGTTCTGTAGGATTGTCATTATATTTAATTTCAAATGGAGTTTGATTGTCTTTGCTTATTTGTGTGCAAAATTCTGCAATAATATCTAGTGCCGCATTAATTTCTGAGTCGGCGTCCATAGAATCATATTGTGAATACCTGTTTACTCTGTTTGGATGTCCTGTATAAACTTCTGGCAAGTAAGATGAGTAATTTCTTTTGCCAAATTCTGCTCTATCATATGGGCCAAGTTGTGAAGAAGTATTACCACTTATTGGTGATAATGTTCCATCTGTGCTTATTACTGAAAAATATTTTTTCCAACTCATTATTATCTAAAAAGATCTGCGGCAAAAAAATTCCCTAATTTCTTTAACTCCC